GGACGCTCATTAAAATTGAGCAAATCCATCCAGTCGAAATTAGCGTTCTCTAGGAAAGTCATTTTACATCCCAGAAAATTCTAGCATCACTGGATAAGTTGTTTCTCCAGAAATGCAAGAACCTTCCCCTGCTCCTCTAAGTTGGTATTTTTAAACTCAGTAATATAGGGCATCAGTTCGAAATTAGATTGTATCTTACTATATTTAGTTTCTCTGCCTTTTAGGAACTGTTCAGACTGATCGGAACCCCTGTCTTTATACCTAGATTCTAAGATTTCTTTAGAAGCTGTCAAAACGACCACCTGCAGATCGGTGTTGGGGAGTCCCATAGCAAACTCTAGGAAAGATTGATTAAAGATCCGATCTCCTTCGAACAAAATATTACAATTGTGAGATGCGATCCATTCTTGAATAGGGGGTTGAACTGCCATACTTAGGCGATCTGTTCCAGCGAAAGTTTCGCCTTCCTCATATTTACCTAGAATGTAAAGATCTAGGTTTTCATTATATAACGCAGAAATTAGTTTAGCTGGTTCGACTTGAATCCATTGTTTATCTTCCATAAACTTACGAAATAGCGTAGTCTTGCCTGTTCCTGGACTACCACCGACAGCAATTAGTTTTCTAGTTTTCATAGGATTAGTTATAAGTTTAACATTTATAGTATCTGTAACACCTAATCTTTCGTTAAGCATTTTTCACTTCCTCAATAAGTTTCTTTAATTCATCTTCTGTAAATACCCAGACTCTTCCAATAAAATGATGTACATCAGAGTCAACATCGTGTTTCTTTGTAAAAGTAATCTTCTTGACTAATTCTCGTGCTGCATTTTTAGCAAGATTCTCTTTAATCTCGTCTGCATAAGTTGGAACAGTATCCTTTAATTTTAAGAGTTCATGTGCTGATACTTTATGATCAACAATTAGTTTATTAAACTCATACTTGTCTAACAAGGTTTCAGTTATAAGACCCATAGCAATACTTCCGTAAGTTAATGAATCTGTTGCGTTAATTGTGATTGTTGTTGGTGCTGTAATAGAACTTGTAACCATAGTATTATCAATCATGCAAATGCCTCCAACCCTTCAAGTATAGGTTCTTCATCGTCAAACATCCATTCTAAGTTTTCAATTTTACCAGTTCTTAAGAAAGAACTATATCTTTCTTTATCAATACCACGTTTATCATCTAAACGAAGATCAATAGTTTCATTTCTTGATTGCCACAATACATCCCAGTCGATACCATACCACCCATCTCCCTCTGCCATTTTAATTTCTTCTGCTTGCCGATCCAGATAGTATCCAAGATAGCGACCATGGTGTTCTCTAAAGATCTTTTTAAAAGAACACAGGCAGGTTTCCATGGTGAAGAAGTCAACAATATGTGCTAACTCTGGAAATCTGGTTTTTGTTTCTTCAAGAATCTCCCTCGCTTGTGATTCAAGTCTCGCATAATCCCCTCTAGACAACTTTCTATCCAGATCGTGCTCCTGTGCGACGGCATAAAGAAGTCCATTACGATGAGAGCGAGAGCCATCAAAATCATCAAGCATGAGGCTAGTAGGATTAATCCTAATCCCAGCAGTATGCTTAAGATGCTGAAGATAAAACCAAGTGGAATAACGACCAAACTTATGCAACCCACTTTTAATGCTTCTCCACAAAGAGTCAAAGTTCTCCTCCTCATTGTCTCCATAATAACTCTCCAATCTTTCTCGCTGTGTTCTGTTTCCGATAAAATTTTGATATGACTCAAACATGACAGGGAGATGCCCCTTGTTCCATTTGGTATCAGTCTGATAACGAAGTCGCTTATAATTTATAGTGTTCCACTGTGTAATACGATCTACAGTGGCCAACTCAAAATCTGGGAATTCATTTTTCAGAACCCAAGCAGTTGGCAATTGATATGTATTTCCATATAGCCAAGCAAGCCAGATTTTTTCCTCGTCATTGTGCTCGTATCTTTTATGCAAATAATTAGTACACCAAACTGCTGGATCACAGTCATCATATTTTAAAGACCATGCATACCAACGGATGAACGCTTCTTTACGATTTTCTGCTAAACGATAATCCATTATACTAAAAATTCTTCTAACGATGGTTGTTCCATTAAAGCATCACGCAACCAAGCACTTCCAACTGCATCAATTGCTGTTTGTGTCTTTAATTTCTTCTTGTCCGACCATTTGTAATTTTCTAATCCTTCTGAACGGAATTGATCTCTTGCCTTATAAGGTGGCAAAGCCGAGATTGGATTTGCGATAGCAGCAGTTCTAAATGCGAGTTGCTCATTACGAGTGGGGAATAAAACTTGGTCAGAACGGAGACTACCTGTGGGGTCAACTGCCCAGAAGATGAGACCATTTCTGTAATGCCAAGTGACTGAAGATGGCGTACAAGATATTTTAAGTCTTTGAGATTTTCGCTCTTCAACTGCGTACCTAATCCAAGATTCCCAACATTTACCTGCGTATCCATTTCCTTCCTTACCTTCCAACGTAACAATTTCATAAAGATTAGCATATCCATCACGATTGTGTGTAGCAAAAATTAATGAAACAACCTCTCCATTATCCTCAAGTGCCATTGGAGGACATTTGTCATAGTTATGAAAACGATACCACAATGAATGTGCTGCCGATAAGAACTTGGTATTCTTACCAGATGGACTAATTTTAATTAACTCTTCAACTCTCGTTGAATTAACAAAATTCATGTTGTAAATCCACGGCATCCTCAATGACTTCTTTTTCAATTGTCATTGCAAGTTGATCATCAAATGTAATGTAATGATTCATTAAGGTATTAATCGGTAATCCTGGAACCCCTGCTCTTTTTGGCACATCAGCAGTAGAAGTAATTATACAACCATTTGATATACTTGTCAAATATAATGGACGCTTACCATTGCGATAGAATCTAATAACTTTATCGATATGCAACTCCACAACTGCAAGACTAGAATCTTTCCAACGAAGCAAAGGACTGATACAATCTTCTGCTGTATGTAAAATCAATTCAGTGTCGTTTTTAGTTTCGCAATCGTAACCATAAAGTTCTTTCCATTTCTCAGGTAACTCCTGAGTAATAACTCCGTTGTGAACTACTGAAAGATTTTCATTAGCAATCGGTTGATTAAATTCCAAGTCACTAGTGCTATAACGACAGTGGCCAATGAGATAAAGATTACCATCTTCATTCACATAACTTGGAAAATTAAATGGAAAATCATCGGCAGGAATCGCTCGCTTGTCAGTGACAATCTTTCCATGTTTAACAAAGGAAATTCCAGTAGCATGCATCCCTCGAATCTTAGACTCAAGAAACACACGATGTAACATTAAGAAATCCTCTGCACGTGGTTCTTTAATAATAGCACCAATAACGCTACACATTATCCGAAAAACTCCTCAAGTGAAGTATTTGCTGCTTGTGGGTGCATCTTAATTAACTCTTCTTGTCCAACCTTTGACTCACAATATTCATACCATTCCTTTTCTTCCCACATTCCAGGACTGACACCATTCCAAAGATGTCGCATTGAGCCATCTTCATAAAACTGTCCTGGATGTTCTTTATTAAGTCTGCGGGATTCGACATAATCGAAACGACAATCTTCATATGCTTTAGAACCCAACTCAAGCATCTTCTCTCTAAAATAAACTACCAATGAGATTCGTTCTGCTACATCGTCAAGTAATTCGATTTGAGTATTACCGTGCATAACTTCATGATTATTAATCAGCAATAGATCTCCAGGTCTTGGATTAACTGCGACACGATATTCTGGTGCTACCAGATAGCATCCTTTATAATTACCATTATTACTTAGTGTTAATAAATTAGATAAACCAGCAGTATAATCACCAGCATCAAAATGGCAAGCAGTTCTAAAAGATTTATTAACAGTAACAGTAGTAAATGGAGTTTTAGGAACTAGGAATGCAGGATCTAATTTCTTTGCTGCTTCCATCTGATTATTGTAACGCCATGGTAGCAAATCACTAAAACCTTTAGCAAGAGATTGCAAAAAGGGGTATGACATAGCAAATTTTGCAGGCTCACGAGCAGTATAAGAAGTCGCACGACCATAAGGAATTCGTGGATAACGATCAAACCATCCAGCGATACCAGACATAACACCATTAGCATAGGTAGTTGCACATACGTATGCTTTCTCTACTCTTCTAGCCTCAGCAATCATATCAGGATGATCTAACTTACGAACCTTCTCGACCCAGTCATTAAATACAAAGTTATCTTTTTTAACTGCCTGAATTCCCCAAACATTATTTCTTGTGGATGGTTTCTCAGTCTTACCTTTGTGTTTGGCTTTAATAACATCAATCGAATCTCCATCCAGAGATGCTTTTGGATCCAAAAAATAATCTAAAATATCAGACTCATACTCTGTAACCCATTCACGATTACCTAACTTTTCTGCTCTTGGACCAGCAGCCATTCCTCTATTCTGAGTTTCAGTTGCTGCCTCACGCAAACCAAAGTATGCTTGATCTTGCTGTTCCTTAGAAAAATAATTCTTGCGAAACTTTAAGATAATTCTTTCTTCAGAATATGTCATCTCTGGATGTCCAGGAATCTCTGGCATATAAACATCACAATCTTCCTCAATGAGAAAATCGTAATGTGACTCATCAGGGAACTGCCCCAACATATGAGTCATATCAAGTTTTTCTTTTGCTACAATTACTTTGACCATCTTGTTCTCCTAAAACTTAAACCCTTCAAATGATTCTGTTTTCTGTCTTCGCCCGAAACTACTTTTATCGAACATAGGCTCGTCGTCTTGTCCAGCATCTGATAGTCCAACTTGAGCGGATGCTTCAGTATCATATAATTTCATTTTTGCTCTGTCTATTCCAACAACAAATCTTTTGTAAAAACTAGGATCGTTATATCTGTTTTTCAACTGCTTAACAATAATCTGATTCAGTGCTTCTAGTTCTTCGTTACTCACAAGAGCAAACATAAAGTCAGCAGTGGCTGGTAAACCGAATGATTCAGAAGTATCTTCAAGACCTGGATCGGAGTTAGTGAAACCAGAACGAGTTGTTTGTGTGGCTGATACAATTGGTACATTATACTCAACTGCCAGACCTCTTAGTTCTTCTGCAATCGCCTTAATATATGTATAAGAATTAATACTTCCACCCTGTTTCATTCTTTGACTGGCGCAGATATTTAAATAATCAATAAAGATAACATCAGGTTTGAATTCTCTCTTTAACTTTAATTCTTCCAATAAAGCACGG